TAGCAACAGACGCAGCAGCAGCTATATTCTGGAAGTCAAGTGCAGTTCGTAGAGCAGAAGGATTTGCACAAACCGTTATTAATAAGAATGCACCAGGTTATAAAGGTGGTACTATCTTAGAAGCGATGGTTCGTTTTGGAGCAGTTATTAGTAGAACAGATGAAAAAGGCGTTTGCGCTATTTATGAGGCAAGCTAATTAATGGGGCTTTTGCCCCTTTAAACTTTATATATGAATAAAGAAGAATTAATTAAACTTTCTAAACAATACTTTGATAGTAATAAAAACCTAAAGGAGATTATTGCTTGTTCAGATGGTAACTTCTTTTACACAGATGCAGATGCTAGTTATCATTTTGCAAAGAATGATTTACAGAAATTTGTAATTACAAGAGAGGATTTAAACCCTCCTGTAGTAAAAGAGGTTGTTAAAAAACAAGAACCTAAAAAGAAGATTGTAAAGAAGGCAAATAAAAATGATAAATAATGGGTAAAATCACATTTACAGTAGCGCAGGGTGGCGTTGGAACACCTTTACCTGGAAAAGATCATTATACTGGATATTTATTTGATACCGATAGTTTTCCTGCAGGATTTCCGTCAGGTGATAGGATACAAAAAATTCTATCAGTGGCAGCAGCAGAAGATTTAGGAATCGTAGATACACATTCAGATGAAACTAAAGCAACATCAGGACAGGCAACAATAACAGTTCCAGGTGCAGCAACAGAAGTACAAACCATTGCTATAACACCAACCAAAGGAACATTAACAACATTAGGTAGTTATACGGTTGTGAGTGGTGATGCAAATGCAGATGTAGCAAGCGGATTAGTTACGGCAATTAATCTACTTACTTCAATACATGGATATGTAGCTACTTTAAATGGTGTTATTGTTGAACTCGCAGCACCTGCAAAACAAGGTGCAGCAATTAATGCAGGATTAGCATTTACATCGTTAACAGCAACAGGGGCAGCAGGAACAGGAACAGCAACAGTAGTACAATTCTCAGGTGGTGTAGGTTCACAGATTGCACCTATACACTATCATGTTTCTGAGTTTTTCAGACAACAGCCAGGTGGTGTATTATGGGTAGGTCTTTATGATTATACAGCCGCTTATGATGCAACAGATATTAAGGATGTTCAAGATTATGCAGAAGGTCAAATACGTAACTTTGGGGTTTATCTTCAAACTACTTATGCGGCATCATTTGTAACAAGTTCACAAACCGTTGTAGATGGTTTATTTTTAGAAGATAAACAAGTAGATAATGTTTATATAGCGGCTGATTTATCGGCTACTACAATAAGTGCTTTAACAGATGTTACGGCATTAGATTCTGAAAATTGCTCATTAGTATTAATGGAAGATGGAGCAGGTGAAGGATACCGATTAACAGGAGTTGTAGGTAAATCAGTAACTTCTTTAGGTGCAGTATTAGGAGCTAAAGCATTTGCAAATGTACATGAGAATTGTGGATGGGTTGGTAAATTTAACTTATCAGGATTCAATTCTGATTATAGCACTACAGAAAATGATACTATCAATTTTGCAACAGGTGAAACATACGCAGGACAGCCGGTAAGTGTTATTGGTGATGCTAATACACCTGCTTTACTAACAACTTACGGTTATCATTGGGCTAAAAAATATGCAGCGGTTACAGGATCTTATTTAGATACTACACCTACTTGCACTTTGGCTAGTTCAGATTTTGCACGTACAGAGCGTAATTCAGTAATGAATAAAGCTATACGACTAGTGAGAACAAATGAAACACCATTAGTAAATAGTCCTTTATACGTAGAAGCAGCAACAGGAAAGTTAGATTATGCAACTATCCAAACGTTTAAAAATGCAGCTTTACAAGGATTGGAGCAGATGGCGAGAGATGGAGAAATAAACACTAATACAGATGGTAATCTACCAGAAAATTCAGTTGTTATTGATGCAGATCAAGACGTTATTACTAATGCAGCCGTAGAATTAACTATTAACATCGTGCCTGTAGGTACTGCTGAAACAATCAGTAATACAATAGGCTTTAAAACTCAGATATCATAATGGGACAGACAGCAACATTAATTAACGGACGCTCATATTCTTATGTTGACATTACAGCAGTAGGATTAGGGGGTGCATTCCCAGGAATGAAAACGATTTCATACGAGCAAACACAGGATAAACCGAATAACTTTGGTACTTCTGAAAAGCCTGTAAGTCGCGGACGTGGAAAAAGGGATGCAACAGGAAGTATGCAATTGTCTATGAATGATATTGAGGCTTTAAGAGATGCAGCACCTAATGGTAGTTTATTGGATATTCCTGCTTTTGATTTTATCTTAGTATATGGAAATCCACAAAAGCCAGTAACTCATATTTTAAAAAGTTTAGAGTTTACTAATGATGGTGGTGATGGTTCAGAGGATGATACAGATTTAGTTTATACTTTAAATTTTGTATTTGCGGACTTAAAAACTAGATAATGATAGATAAAAAACAAGAAACTAATAAGATTTTAATTAATACAGGTGATAGAAAGTTTGAGTTTATCTTGAAATACCCTGAATTTAAACATTATCAACAAGCAAATATCGCTTTGCAAGACCCAAACGGAACAGATATTTTGGCAGCAGGCAGATATGTAATAAAACATTGTTGGTTAGATGGTGGTGAAATTATAGAAGGAAAAGAAGGTTATAATAATAGCGAGGGTTTACTTTTTGGTGATGAGTCAAAAGATAACGTAATATTAAAAGCGTTTATATCAGCGTGTTCTGAAGCTTATCTTTTACTAAATATTTTTGAATCAGAGTTAAAAAAAAATTAAAATCTAATTATCTTGATCCACAAAAAATCTCATTTAGTCATAAAAAAGCTATAATGAGATTTTTTTATCCTAACGTTAATATTGATAAATTAGATATTGATGAATATTCAAAACTACAAGCAGAATTAGATTATTTAGTAGCAGTTGGAATTATAAAATTAGATTATGCCGAATAAAAATGTAACGTATGTTATTTCCTTCAAAGACAAAATGTCTAAGGGTGTTGAAAGTTTAGATAAAAGAACGGCTAAATTTGAGAAAACACTCGGAACAGTTGGAAAAACATTAATAGCCGGAGCAGTTGCAATAGGTCTAAAGAAAGCAATCTTTGGAATAGGCAAATTGGGTGCTGAAATGGAACAAACAGAGATAGCGTTTGGAACATTTTTAGGTAGTGCAGAAAAAGGGCGTAAAACAATTGAGGAATTAAATCAATTTGCAAATGTTACGCCTTTTGACAATGAAGAAATAATTAAATCAGGTCGTGTTTTATTAGCGGCTAATATTCCTGCGGAACAGTTAACAGATACATTAAAGAATATTGGTGATGTAGCGGCAGGATCGAATGTACCTATCAATGATTTAGCAAATATCTACGCTAAAGCAATGAATAAAGGTAAACTTCAGGCTGAAGAATTAAACCAACTTGCTGAACGTGGTATTCCTATCATTGATGTTTTAGCAAAAGAGTTTGGAGTTACAAAACAAGAAGTATTTGAATTAGGTAGTAAGGGAAAGATTACCAGTAAAGAAATGAAAGCCGCTTTTAATACAATGACTAAAGAGGGTGGTATTTTCTTTAATTTAATGAAGAAACAATCTAAATCTGCGGCAGGTTTAGTTTCTACATTACAAGGTAAATTAAAATTAGTAGGAATAGAGCTAGGTAAAAAAATGCTACCTGCGGCAAAAAGAACTACAAAAGGATTAATAGGTTTAGCCGATGCAATGATAAGAACTGTAAAAGTTCCTTATTCTGAAACATTACGCAAAACAAGAATAGAATTAAATGCTGAATTTGGCGTTCTTAAAAAAGGTAATATAACAACCAAACAAAGAAAAGAGTTAATTGGTGAAATTAATTCTAAGTATAAAGATTATATACCTAATTTATTAACTGAAAAATCTACTTTAGAAGAAATAAAAGCGGCTCAAGATGCTGCAAACAAATCTTTATTACAAAGAATAGAATTAGAAGCAAAAAAAGAAATATTAGCAAAATCTTTTGAAAAGGCATCAAGACTAAGAACAAAAGTAATAGAAACCGACTTAAAATTAGAAGAAGTAAGGGCTAAACTTGTAGATGCTAGTGGTAATGTAAAAAGAAATTTACAAATAGAAGAATTAGGCTATATAGATCAATTAGCAAGAAGAAGAAAGAGGGC